AACGCGCGAGTAAAGCCCAGGTGAAAGCAATGCCGGTGATCGCAGCGCGAGCTGACTTTGAGAAAGTCAAACAGTTGATCGATCAGGGATATGTTCGCAGTGAGATCACTAAAGCTGGCTATAACGCTGATGTCGTGATGGCCGCCGCTGGGCTGTAACTACTGATGTCTGTAACCGCTGGCGTGGTGAGCGTCAGCGGTTCTGCTTTTGGTCGTTGTTTAAACGCAATAAAGGAGTGATGAGATGGAACACACTTTTACCGGAAATGCAGCGTCTGTCAGGGAACAGGTGAACGGCGCTGAGTTGACCGCATCCGCGAAGGCTTTCATTCTGTCCAAGGTTGTTGACGGCGAAGAGCAGTTGGCTGTGTACGTCACAGCGCATGATGCCGCTGATGAGGCTGGCAGCGTGTGCGCCGGCGTGACAGTCACAGTCCATAAGCAGTAGCGGTGCCCAACGCGCCAGCAGTTGCATGCCATTGTGGCGCGCTGAACTGCGAGAAGCACAGCGCTAAGGCGACCGCGGCACAGTATGACCTGCGCCGGGGTAGCGCCGCTAGCCGTGGATATGATCGGAATTGGTCGCAACGAATCAGGCCGATGGTGTTGAGACGCGATCCACTCTGTAGAGATCCGTTTGGCATTGGATGTATCAACCAAAGCACGATTGCAGATCACATCATCCCGAAGGCTGCAGGTAGTAGTGACTCGATTGAGCACAACCTGCAAGGTGTCTGCGATGGCTGCCATAACAGGAAGATCAGGCTGGAGCAGTCGGTCAGGTTCGTGGCGGTGTGTGGCTGCAAGATAGCAACACATGCACGCGTGACATCGGGCAGGACGATAGAGTTTAGCTGCTCTTGCCACAGCCAGCCAGGAGCGCAGCCAGTAGGGCGGTGGACGCTGATGGTTCCGGCTGCCTGATGGGGTAGGGCGGGTCAGTTTTCTAAGTCCTTTGTTTCCGTAGACCGTCGCGCAGGCAAATTTTTACGTCCCCAAAATGCAAGTTTTTGAAATGTTCCATTTTGTGGATTATCGACAATGGCCAGACCTCGCAAACCAACCGCTGCTCTTCAGTTAAATGGAGCTTTCAAAAAGAACAAGGGCAGAACTCGCGTCGATCCCCGCACCACCGGTCCTCTCGGTAATCCACCTTCTGATTTCGCTTCAGAGGAAAAGGATCGATGGCGCGAACTGGCGCGGATCGCGCCTGAAGGTGTGCTCGCCAATGCTGAGCGCGGCGTCGTCGAACTCTGTTGCAAGCTGTGGGCGGTTCTCCGTAAGGACGGCGTGGGCGGCCGTTATGGTTTAAACACTGGCCAGGGTGCATTGCTGCTGCAATGTTTCAGTAAGTTGGGCATGACTCCATCGGATCGAGCTAAAGTTGCCGTCTCTCCAGAAACAGAAAAGCCGGAAGAAAACCCGTACGCGGAGTTCGACCCAGGTCCAACAGTCAAACCAAACTAGCGCGCTGCATACTGACGTTGCGTCACAATATATTAGCGGCGTTCTCGACGGAAGCATTCTTGCCTGTAAATGGATCAAGCTCGCATGTGAGCGACAACTCAACGATCTTAAGAGCTCTGAGTCGGCCGCCTTTCCTTATCGGTACGATCCTGACAAAGCAAACAAGGCGTGTCGATTTATTGAGAATAAGCCGCATACCAAGGGGCGTTGGGCGGCTCGGAAGCAGAAGCTTAAGCTTCAGCCCTGGCAGTGTTTTAAAACCTGCGCGCTCTTTGGATGGGTTCATAAAGAGACTGGCCGCTATCGTTTCACCAAGGCCTACTGTAAAGAGCCGCGCAAGAATGGCAAGAGTCCATGGGCGGCTGCTGTTGGCCATCTTAAGTTTTCTGCTGATGGCGAATTCGGCGCCGAAGTTTATTCCTGTGCAAACACAGAAAAACAAGCTTGGGAGGTATTTAAGCCGGCCAAGTTGATGGCTGAGCGCGACGAGGAATACCTCAGACATTTCGGTGTCACCGTCAATGCTAAGAGCATGACGCGTGGCGACGGCAGCAAGTTTGAGCCGATTATCGGCAAGCCTGGTGACGGCGCATCTCCATCCTGCGCCATCGTGGATGAATTTCACGAGGCCGATACCGACGATCAGGTTGACACCATGGAAACCGGCATGGTGGGCCGCGAGAATCCTCTGCTGCTCATCATCACCACGGCCGGCGACAACATCGCCGGGCCTTGTTACGCGCTGGAAGAGGACTGCAAGAAGGTCCTTGAAGGTGTTTTAGTCAATGAAAACATCCTCATCATCATCTATGAGATCGATGAAGGCGATGACTGGACCACCGAGGAAGCGCTTCGGAAGGCGAATCCGAATTATGGCGTCAGCGTTGACTCGGACAAACTTCTCGCCGGGCAACGCGAGGCGATCCAGTCCGCCCGCAAGCAGAACACGTTTAAACGAAAGCACCTCAACATCTGGACCAACACTGCTGTTGGCTGGATGAACCTTGAGCAGTGGGCCAAGTGTTACGACAAGGATTTAAAGATCGACGACTTCCTCGGCGAGCCATGCATGAACGCCCTGGACCTCTCTACCAAAAAGGATCTCGCTTCCACGCTCAAGATGTTCCGCAAGGTAGTTGATCAGAGCGATCCCAGCAAAGACCACTTCTACCTGTTTGGCCGGCACTACGTTACAGAAGGCGCGATCGCCAGTGAGAATGGGCATTTCTACGGGCAGTGCGTGAATGAAGGCTGCCTTGTAAAGACACCTGGCCAGGCCACTGACATGAAGCGCATCCTTCACGACATCGTAGAGGATGCCAAGAAATTTAAGATCAGAGAAATTCCTCACGATCCTCACCTTGCGTTGGTGCTCACCCAGTTCATTGAGGACCGCGCGGACTGGGACCAGAAAGTTGTTTTCGTCGAAGTGCCGCAGCGGGTGGACATGTTATCCAACCCGATGAAGGAGATTGAAGCCGTCATCCTTGACGGACGTCTCCACCACACCAACGACAGAATTTTAAATTGGGGAGTTTCCAACGTCATCTGCAAAGAAGACGTAAAAGGAAACCTTTTCCCGCGCAAGCCGGCCGGATCAAAAAAGATCGACCCGGCCATCTGCATGCTGATGTGCATGAATCGCTGGATGGCCGCACCGCGTGAGGCGCCGCGGTCGGTGTACTCAAAGAGAGGGATCAGAACGACGTGATTGATATTGAAGATCTCTTGGTCTTTGCCGGCATCGTTGCGCTTCTCGTTGTGGCCTTTCATATCGGTCTGTGGACCGGCATCGCCGGCGTGGGCGTGTTGTTGATCATCGGCGGCCTGGCACTCGGAAAATTGAAATCCCAGCGCAAACACAAGGGGACAAACTAGGTGGGACTGGTCGCATCTCTTTTTCGCGCTAATAGTCCATCATTCCTGGACGATCGGTTCTTCGGTAATTTTGGCGCCGACTCAGCATCCGGCATCAAGGTTTCCCCTGACTCGGCCCTTCGCTCGAACGCTGTTTATTGTTGTGTGCAGATCAGGGCGGAAACGATTGCTTCTCTCCCGCTCGTCGTTTACCGCAGATTGCCGGACGGGGGGAAAGAACGCGCGCCTAAGCATCCTGCGTACCGCCTGTTGCATGACCGGCCTAATCAGTGGCAGACAGGGTTTGAATGGCGCGAAATGATGCAAGGACACCTGGATCTCCGCGGGAATGCTTATTCGCGCATCCTGCCGGGACCGAGCGGTCCCATTGATCAATTGCTCCCGTTGCATCCGGACCGTGTCACGCCAACGCTTTATACAGACGGCAGTATCGATTACTCGGTGCGCCAGTTGGACGGCACTACAGACACGCTGCAGCCTTGGCAGATTCTTCACCTTCGCGGCTGGACACAGGATGGCGTGAAAGGTATGAGCCCGATCGCGCTCCACCGTGAGACAGTGGGCATCGACCTGGCCGCGCAGGATTATGCTGCGCGGTCTCTAAGGAATGACATCTCGCCCACCGTGGCGTTGAAACATCCAGCGGTGCTCGATCCCGAGGCTTACCAACGGCTGCGGGATTCCATTCAAGAGCAGAACACTGGCGCCAATCGCGGCAAGGCGATGATTCTGGAAGAAGGCATGTCCATCGAAAAGCTGGGCATGACCAACAAGGACGCGCAGTTTATAGAGGCGCGCAAATACACCAAGAGTGAACTGGCGGCCATCTATCGCATTCCTCCACACATGATCGGATTGCTGGACCGTGCCACGCATTCAAACATTGAGCACCAGGGCATTGAGTTCACGATTTACACCGTGCTTCCTATCGCGCGGCGGTGGGAATCCATCATTGCAAGGGACCTCTTCTTTCCGTTGTTCGATGATTCCAGTGAATACTTCGCGGAATTCCTGCTCGATGGATTGAATCGCGGCGATCAGCCGAGCCGTTATACCGCTTATTCCATTGGCAGGAATTGGGGATGGCTTTCGGCCAACGATGTACGTCGGCTGGAAAACATGAATTCAATCGGTGCGCAAGGCGATGAATATCTGCGGCCACTCAATATGACGATTGAAGGAGCGCCGCAAGCCAAGCAGTTCGCGGATGGCACGCCGGCAGATAATTCCGCGGACACATTGCAGGATGATTCTGTCAGCGGCGATGGCGAAGCCGCCAGAAACCACCGCACGCGCTTGTTTGCCCTGGCCGAGTCGGCGGCCGGACGTATGGCGCGCAAAGAAGCCGCTGCAATGAAGCGCCTTTTAGTAAAGCATCGCAAACCGCAACCGGATGCGCTCGCCGGTGAGGCCTTCTGTTTTGACATGCTGGATTTTTATAAGGCCCACGCCAAAGTGCTTTCTGATTCGCTCCGCATTCCTGAGGCAGCGGCCGCTCAGTTCTGCGCCGACAACGCTAATCTGCTGGGCTCGGCTGCCCGCGCCGGCAATTGGT